TATTTAAAAACTAAAGTAAGCTCGTGTAAAGTCCAGCGATGTAATACACATCCTTGAACCCAAGACCTTCTAATTTCTCTGCTGCAAATCTGGCCCTTTGCCCAGTGTTGCAATAGACGAGTAATCCCCGCTTAGGGAGTTCCGTGGTGGTCTTTTCGTTAATCTTATCAACAGGGATATGAAGCGCTCTAGGGTAATGTCCCATGCGATATTCGGTGATTGTACGAACATCGATAACCTTTTTTATCTTACCATCCTTAATGAGTCTCTTGGCTTCTTCAGCAGACACGAGGTTCTGACCATAGTAGGTATAGGCTGTAAGAGCGGCAAGACCACCGATGAAGACGATTGGGATCATTTGATGTATATACATATTATAAATGTAATTGATCTGCGTTATCTATATGTACTTTGGGTTTGACATCATCTTGTTTAACGATAAATGGTACCATTGAATTATCAATTACTTTTTCTTTTAACTTCTATGTGTTCCATCTCGAAGCAACATTGTGCGTGACCATCATAGGTCCTCTGACAAGCTTTACAGTAATAAAGAATAGGAGCGTCCATACTATATACGGGTAAGGAAATCGAGAATACGTCCACTCGTCTCAATCCTACTGAGATTGCTAAGCGTTCAATGGATCGTCGTTTAGCCGCTACAGAGAAGGCACTTAAGTGTGAAAAAGTGCGGTATAACCCTAAATGTGACACGAATGCATCGACTCACAAATTGGAAAAATGAAAAAAAAATAAAATATATTCGAATTAGTTACCGAAAGCAACACCACCCATACCATTCTTCACACGGAGAATGTTATAGTTGACCGCATAAACACGATGAAGCTGGTTACCACCTGAGGGGTTGGCGAGGGTAAGCTTAGCGTTGTCGATACGTGAGAAGTTTAGTGTACCAGTTGGCTGCATCTTGCTCATAGTCAGACAGAAAGGCCACGTGAAAGTGGGAAGATCCTCGAGAATATCATCGGGAAGATCGGTACAGTGCATTTCGGGAATCACTGTGTGGTGGTAGACACTCGATGTATCTTCGAAAAGGGGGACACCGTTGATGTAAAGGGAAGTTTTATCGAAGTTGAATTCGGTGTCCCAGTCGTCACCACCGGTAGTGTTACCTGAAACGAGGTGAAGAGACTTGACGGGGTGATTGAAGTAGCTGAGATCAATCTCAGTATCGGTGCTTGAGGCGGGTTGATACTGTGTCTGGGTAATGAGAATTTCATGCTCGGTATCCGTGAAGAACTTACGTTCATCGGTATCGAGGTACATGTAGTTACCCCAAATTTTTGGGCTACCAGTAGGTGTGTAACCGTCACGACACTTGATACGAATCTCAACATCGTGGTACTGGAGGGCCACCAAAGGGAGACACTTGGTCCAATCTTCACCAAAGAAGAAGGGAATCATGTAGTGGTCGCCACCATGATTGGTTTTCAGTACAGAAGTTGTGGCAGCCATCGACGCCTTCGCGGTAGTGTCACGCATGAGGGGGTTGTGTACACCCTGAATAAAGAGTGAATCCAACTGTGAAACCTTTTGTCCACCAATCCACAGACTGAACTCGGTGGGGTTGGCGGCGGTTGAAGAGAAAAGACCATCGGGGTTGTTTTGCACATTAGAAACAAGAGTATCTTCTATCCAGATGTAGCTCATGAGATCACCCTTGGAACGGATAGGAACAGAGATTTCATTGTTCGCTCCGAAAGTGCCGATGTAGTCCATACGTTCGGGCTTCATAGCGAAGTTGGTGTAACGTTTGTAGTTCTGGCGGAAGAAGCTGACCTGGGGTTCACCCGTGATGTAAACATCCTGGGCACCCACTGACACGAGCTCAATTAAAGCGGCAGACATTTATTAGTAAATGATATTAAAAAATTGGGTGAATATATTGATATGGTAGTGTTCCAGGCTCTCACATGGGAACCTAGAGACACGGAAGATGAGCACCATGTCAGTATATTTGGGAAGACTGAGGATGGTAAATCGGTTTGTGTGACTACATCATTTAGTCCATATTTTTTCATAAAACTTACATTCGGGACGTCGCAACAAACAGTTAATGAAATCTATAATCTTCTGTGTAGGAAATGTCCTGAATGTGTCACGTCATATTCTATGGTAAAGTCCAAGGATGTTTGGGGATTTCAAAACAATGAAGAGTTCTTTTTTGTGAAAATCAACTTTACGAACCTCGCAGCTCGTCGACGTGTTGATGGTTTTTTGAGAAGACCTGTGGACCTTTCTTCTGGGACAAAAATGTTAAAAGTGTATGAGTCTAACCTCGATCCAGTTCTTCGCCTGATGCATCGAACTGGTATTCAATCAACTGGGTGGATCGACACTGGTGTTAAGTGTGTACGATCACATCTTGCCAAGGTAGATATAGACCTATGGTGTAATGATTGGTCTTCCCTGAAGCATGTGGATCGAGATGATATTGCCCCATTCGTCGTGGGATCGTTTGATATAGAATGTAATAGTTCAACGGGTAAATTTCCAAATGCGGAAGTTCCTGGTGATGCTTGTTTTCAAATTGCAGTATCACTTTGTAAATTTGGAACAGATGAACCTTATGAAAAGGTGTGTTTATGTTACAAGAAGACAGAAGGTCCTGATGTTATAAGTTTCGACACTGAGCGAGAAATGCTTGAAGCGTTTCAAAAGTATCTACACGATAAGAACATTGATATCATCACTGGGTGGAATATTTTCGGGTTCGATCTTGAGTATATTTATAAGCGAGCTCGATACTGTAGATGTAATCCAAACTTCTACAAACTTGGAAGATTGAATGACGAATCGTGTCAACTCAACCTGAAAAAATTAAGTTCAAGTGCTTTGGGTGACAACTTCCTGAAGTTACTTCCGATGTCTGGACGATTTATCTTCGATATGTTCCATGAAGTTAAGAAGGGTTACAAATTGGATTCATACAGTTTAAACAATGTTTCAAAGTTGTACCTTGATGACCAAAAGATTGACATGTCCCCAAAAGAAATGTTTGCTCGCTACAAAGAGGGTGATCCTGGGAAGTTGGGTGAAGTTGCCGAGTACTGTATCAAGGATACCTTACTTCCTCACAAACTCTTGAAAAAGCTGTGTATACTCTTGAACCTTCTGGAGATGGCTAAGGCTACTTGGGTACCATTATGTTTCTTGGTCGAACGTGGCCAGCAAATCAAAGTGTTTAGTCAACTTACGAAAAAGGCCCGTGAACTAGGATTTATGGTTCCCACGATTCGTTATGGCACGATTCCAGAAGAACCCTATGAGGGTGCGACGGTTCTCGAAGCTCAAAAAGGTGCCTATTATACACCAATCACAGCCCTGGATTTTGAAGCGCTATACCCTTCAATTATGATGGCCCACAATCTATGTTATTCAACATATGTGATGGATGAAAGACGATATGGGAATATCGAGGGTGTTACATATGAAACATTCAATATTGCTGATCGAACCTACAAATTTGCTCAAAATGTTCAAAGTCTTTTACCAGCGATTCTTCTTGAACTCAAACAGTTTCGAAAGAAAGCAAAAAGGGATATGGCGGCTGCAACTGGTGGAATGAAAGAGGTGTATAATGGTAAGCAGTTGGCTTATAAAATCTCGATGAACTCTGTGTATGGGTTTACAGGGGCTGGTAAAGGGATTTTACCTTGTGTACCTATCGCGTCGACGACGACGTGTCGAGGTCGTGGTATGATTGAGGAGACAAAGACTTATGTCGAGAAGAACTTCCCGGGTGCGAAGGTAAGATATGGCGACACAGATTCAGTGATGGTAGAGTTTGATGTTGGGGATCGAACGGGTGAAGAAGCTGTCAAATACAGTTGGGAAATTGGTGAACGCGCAGCGGAAGAGTGTAGCGCCCTGTTCAAAAAACCAAACAACCTGGAACTCGAGAAAGTGTATTGGCCCTATTTCCTCTATTCAAAGAAGCGGTACGCCGCCAAGCTTTGGACAAAGGGTAAAGATGATCAGATGCATATGGACTACATCGATATCAAGGGGCTTCAAGTTGTTCGACGAGATAATACTCCACACGTCAGAGAAGTTTGTAAAGAACTCCTCGATGTAGTTCTCAACGCCCCTGATATAGGTCCACCGATGGAACTCGCCAAAGAACGAGCGATAGAACTTCTTTCAGGTGATGTACCGAATGAAAAGTTGGTACTCAGTAAGTCACTTTCAGACAGTTATAAGGTAAACGGAGAACCAGTGTCAGTGACAGGTCCTAGAATTGGTGAGATCAATCAAGCTCACGTACAAGTTGTTCATAAGATGCGCGATAGGAAACCTGGTTCTGAACCACAGTCTGGTGATCGTGTTCCATTTTTACTGACGAAGACAGATGACCCCAAGGCTAAGGGATTTGAGAAATCCGAAGATCCCAACTATGTGGAAGAAAACAACATTCCAGTTGATTACCATTACTACTTCGTAAACAAGTTCCTAAACCCGGTGTGTGATCTTCTTGAACCCCTTTTTGGTGACCCGAAACAGGATATCTTTGGGGATATCATATCTCAACACAAACCTAAAAAGAAGGAGACTGGTCCAGCACTCAGTGGTATGAAAAAAGATGACCTCATCGAAGAGTGTAAGAAGCTTGGTCTTGATCAATCTGGAAAAGTCGCTGAGCTACGCGAACGTATTAAAAATTTGAGAACACCAAAAACAGAATCGATTCAAGACCTATTTAAAAAATACGAGCAATCATCTAGTAAGGAATGATGTTGCACGATAAAATCGCAGAATTGATTGAACAAGAAGTCAGCGAGCGTGTAAGTACTTTACTAGGTGAGTATGCTGAGACTATATCTAGAAAGCACGCAATTCCTCTCAATATACTCTTGAGAGATTTACCATCCGTCGCGAATGTATCACTCTGTAAAGGTATAAAGTCTAATGGCCAACGCTGTGTTTTCAAAGGAAGTGGGGATGGATATTGTAGACACCATAAAAGTCAAGGTGATAAAATTCGAGTACGATCACTCTCGAGTTCGAACCTACACACGCACGGTCCAGAAAAAATGTTTGTTAGAGGATGTCCGGGATGTGAAAATTCAAAAGGGCTTATAGATTTGGGTTCTGTATTGAACAATGAGTAAAAGTGGTATCCTACTAACATCAATCAATTCATTTTATAACCAAGAGGAAAACCGAACTAAATTAATAAACATTTTAGATAAATCTAGTGGAATATCTCTGCGAAATCTAGAATGGTTCATCACAAACTATGCAAAGAAAAACAACACTTCATATACGACTAAAGATGGAAAGTATTTTACAGTCCATTGTGCCTACAAATCGAGTCTCGATGGATACAGTAAAAAACTTTTTGACCCATTTTGTCGTTCAGAAAAATTCGCTTATGAGGTTCCTGGTACATCTCATGAAATTCAAACAACGTTGGCACAGTTAAATTTCATCAAATGGTGTATCAAAAATAATATCATCGATTATATTTCTAATAATAAGGGTTCATTGTTTAATAAGCAACTGACATAGTTCCTCTGTCAAATACGAACGTCTGGTAACCGGTGTAGTACATATGTAAAGAGTAAGTTTTAGTAGCCACATCGACCAATGATCCCTGACTTGTATCCAGTTTCACTTCTATAGATGTTTTTTCCGACTGTATCTGACTAAAATCCAAGTTTCCCGATGGTTCCACATTAATAGGATTCATCGAGAAGCTGTATGTATAGATATTTCTAATTGGTGTCGCAAGTCTATTTCTGAAAGGAATGAGGTATTTGTAATAACTATGATTTGTTTTTGAAACGTTTGGTATTTTACCCCCGTTGATGTAAAAACTTACATTTTCCATGACCGGCTCAAAGAATGTTTGTACTTCATCAAAATTTACGTTCGAAGAAAAGTTGAAACGGTTTTGAGAATAATAGTTCTTAGGGTCACTTGCATCACCTATCGCTACATTTTCATTTTCATACACTGTATTTCGCAAAAACCAATGTATACATTTGACTGGAATATTTGGGACTAAGTTTGTTCGAATTATATCTTTACCAATTTCACTCACTGTTGTGGGATGCTTTCTAACGAGATCTGTGATAAGTGTTTGTCTCTCATTCGTCAGATAATTTCGTTCATCCGGGTTGATCGTAATTTCTTCAGTGACAAGTTTAAATTCAGATAGTTCTATGAGCTGTGTTCTATCTGTAAAAAATGATTGTTTATGAAAATCTATTTCGAATATAATCTTCTGTCTATGTATCGCACATAATGGGAAATATGGACGATTCGATTTATTTGAAGAATATTCATTACTTGCAAATCTCCTAGAAAAGAAAAAGTGAAGAGGAATCATGAGATCTGAGTCATGTTGTGCGAGTGCTGGATAAAGAGTTGAATCATTGTAGCCTATGTTTCTATTCACGAGAAACCTATTCGCATCTTTTTCGGAAGTTTCAAGATATAATTCATCATAAATAACTCCCCAATCATCGTGAATTTTTTCAACTTCTACGTCATCGACATACATCGTAATACTTTTGAGAATGTGTCGCCCCAGCTGGTCTGCGTAGTTACCTACCGTTGGATTTCGAAGTCCGGGCATTTTTACACTCAACCACATATTACTCAAAAGATCACCCATATTACGTGGATCGAATTCAAGCTTAATTGTCTGCCCGAATGGCCAATTATCTATACCACCAGGGTTTACGACATTCCGCGATCTATGGTATTTTATAAAAGTAGAGTGTACTTTATCATCTCTATAATTAAAGAATGATTCTTCTGGGTCTTTGGAAAGGAGGTGTGTATCCTGCATTCCAATAGCTTTCAGGCATATTTTAGCAGCCTCACCCATATCTACTTACTGCTCACATATTTTTAATATCATTCTTCCACATCGTAATGTGACTGGTCTTCAACATCTTCTCTAGATCCTCTTTCGTCTGCGTCGCCTCTGCCAAGAGTGCTTTGACACGTTCCTCTGTGTATTCAACCGTTCTCGTATTGAGGAGATAGTCCAAGTTTCCGTCAATATTGGGAAAGATCGAGGACATCTCCGTCTCAAGTTCCACCTTCTTCCTTTTGAACACCACGAGTTTACCCTCGATGACCATCGATACAAACTTCGACTTGTGGTCGCACATATCCGCCCGCTTCTCGAGGACATCGATGAGGTGTGCCTTCCGTTTCTTGTAATGTTCAAGGCGGAGTTCGATAAAGTCTTGAAGAATCTCTTCAGGGCTCGCGTACTTGTGAATACCCTTGGTAGGATGGAAGAGATGCATGTTGGAGACACGGAAAGTCTTCCTCAATTTGAGATCCTTGAGAAGATCCTTACCCGCATACTCTGTAATTTCGAAGTGAACATCCTCAGTCGTCGAGTTGTTGGTGTACCCCCCAATCAACTTCTTTTCAACGAGACCATCGAGGTACTCCTTGTAATCCTGCGTCCATCGCCCTGGGGGGAGTTCAGTCACCACAATGTTGGTTCCAGACCAATTCCAAACACCTTCCATCATCCAGGTATCCTCCTCTTTGTGGACAACTCCTTTGAAACCCCTGAACCAAGGTCGCATACTCACAAACTCTTCCCCTCTGAGATATCTCTTAATGTTCTCCTTGATATCATCTGGGTTGAATGGAGGTACATAGCAACTGAAACCTGTACCGATACCTTCTGTCCCATTGACCAAAACCATTGGTAGAGTGGGCATGTAGAAGTCTGGTTCGATTGAGCGACCATCATCATCGAGATAATTGAGAACAGCATCGTCCCTGGGATCAAAGATCTTCCTCGCATCCTTGGTAAGCTTCGTGAAGATGTACCTCGTTTGAGATGCATCCTTACCACCCATGAGTCTCGTACCGAATTGACCACAGGGTTCGAGAAGGTTGATATTGTTCGATCCCGTATAGTCATTCGCCAACTTTACGATCGTATCCGCTAGGGAAACTTCACCGTGGTGGTACGCACTCTTCTCAGCCACGAATGCCGCCAATTGTGCAACCTTCATCTCATCCTTGAGATTCTTCTTGAAGCATGCAAACATAACTTTCCTTTGTGAGGGTTTGAGACCATCTGCCATATGTGCGATGGACCGCTTGAGATCTGCGAGACTGAAATTGACCAAGTCCTTGTGCACAAAATCAGAGATGTCCAATTTCTTCACACTCCCATATGGAACTTCAAGTTGGTCAGCATCCTTCGATGTGTTCTCCAAAAGCCAGGACTTCCTGGCATCAGCCTTCTTCTTATCAAAGGCGAGAACAATCGAATCATCCGTCATTTTATCCACATCGAACTTTACAGTCAAGTCTAGAATCTTCTTGAAATACTCACGAGCTTCGGCGCTTGTAGAAGTACCGAGACCCTTGTAGTACTTAATCTTCCATCCCTGTTTCCCATCACCATACCACGTCCTAAACGCAGAGTCTGTGTAGAAGGACTTTGTTTGTGAAGCCTTCGTAGCTTTGATGATCGGGGTCACCATACTCACAACAAATCCAAGTTTCAAAAGACTGGGCCAGAAATAATGAATCATGTTGAGGATGAGACCCTTGATGTGGGACCCATCATTATCAGCATCCGTCATGATCATTAAGCGTCCATAGCGAAGATCGGAGACACTCTTATATTCCTTACCCTGTTGGAGTCCCAAAATCTTCTTGAGATCATTGAACTCCTGGTTCGATGTCAGTTGGGCCACTGAGACATCTCGGACATTCTTACACTTACCACGGAGTGGGAAGACACCATAGTGGTCGCGACCCACAACTGAGAGACCGGCGACCGCCAAAGTCTTTGCTGAATCGCCCTCTGTTACGATGAGGGTACAATCCTTCGAGTGTGCTGTACCAGCCTTGTTCGCGTCATCCAATTTGGGTATACCAGTAATCTTAGACTTGCGGGCTCCATCTGACTTTTGGAGTTCCTTCATCTCCTTAAACTTTGAAAGTGCCAGAAGTTCCTCGGCGATTCCAGTTTTGAGAGCGTTCTTGATAAAACTTTTAGGTGCTTCAAACTTACTCCCAAAACTTTGAGACTTTGAGGTACACTCAGACTTCACCTGACTGGAGAAGGTTGGATTCTCGAGGGTTGCCTTGACAAAGATAGTAAAAGTATTCTTGACTTGTTGAGGCTTCAACTTAATCTTCTTCGCCATCTCATCAATTATACCATTTGCGATAAGATTCGCGGTATGATCAACGTGGGTACCACCCTTATTGGTACAGAGTCCATTCACAAATGAAACCTGTTCCATACCATTTTCAGCGGGTCCGATGCACACTGACCATCGATCAGTATTCATGGAGCATACATCTTCAACACCTTCGTGCATTTTAGCATACGCTTCAAAGTTCTGTTTAATGAGAACTTCATCATTGAACTTCACTTTACAGTTTTGTGTGGTACAGATATTCGCATCCCAGACCCGCTTTTGGAAAATGCTATAGATGGTATCGTCCATCTTGGACATCCCGAAACGTTTCCACTCGGGGGTAAAGGTGATAGCGACAGATGACGTAGCACCTGAATATTTTTTGATTTTTGGGGGGTCACATATAGTCATATTCTTTGACCAAGATTGGGTGTATGTCTGCTTCGTCTCATGGTCCTTGATGACCACAGAGAAATCAGTGGAGTAAATGTTCGCCAATTTGGCACCGTATCCGTTACGACCACCAACGATACGCTTTTGGGTATCATCATAGTTGGTACTCGTGAGGAGGTGTCCAAAGACGAGTTCGGGGTTCCATAGACCCTCCTTCTCATGCATACGAACGCCGATCCCACCGAGAGGACCATTGTTCTCGATGGTGACGGAACCCGACTGCTTATCGAGTGCAACGGAGATGGAACTGACATGTTTGGGATGGAGAGAGTTGCGGTCGATGGCGTTGACCAGGATTTCATCAAAGATTTTCAAAAGAGCTGGGGAGTACTTGAGGTTCTTCTTGGAGAACTTGTCACCATTGAGAATCCAGTAGGGTTCTGTACCCAATTCAACTGGACCGACATAGGAGTCAGGTCTCTTGAGAACGTGTTCGATATGGGTGAGTTTTTGAACGCTTTCCATACTTTCTTAGTTTTATTACAATTCAAAGCTCTAACTTAGGTAGATTTTCTATAAATTTGTTCACGAATTCCAGCATGTATGAAATCGCTTCCTCACTCGGCTCAATCTGGTTAAACTCATTTTCCGCATCTGGACAAACTGAACCATTCTTCGATGAATTGATGAACATCTTAAACTGTTTGGTATCGACACCATGCTTTCTAGCTTCGACATTGTTATGGAGGAGGAGTTGGGTGTTACGATAGTTGAAAACTTTAGCTAGAAAAATAGCTATATCGCGTGGATCCACCAGGTGTTTTCCTTCACATCTAGGAAAAATCTCATCAATTACGAACTTTTCGGCTCGAAGTTCTTCAAAGTTTTTAATTAGCATCTCATAGGGTAAAATCTCGTTGAAGTTTTTCTGAAAGTCACCGACTAAATAATTGTGATATTCGTCAAGTGTCATACCAATAACGTGTTTCATGTACTCGTTGTTGTTCTTCATCATCTTATTGTTTCGATCGACACGTGCAGATCCTGTGAGTTTTCTCCATAAGCTTCCGGCTCTATGGGTTGGGCACATGCAATCAGGTACGTGTTGGCTACAGGGAATGCCATACTGAGAATTGTTAATGTTGAATGAGTCTCTACACAAAGGTCTCACAGATCTACCGTCATGGTAGTTAGTGATCGTATCCACACTACAATCAACTTCGGGGGCGGGTACCTTTTCAACAATTTTGTTTGTATCAACTTCGGGGGTGGGTACCTTTTCAACAATTTTGTGCAACGGAATTCCCTTATACAATAATGAGTCCCATCCATTGTCCGTCGACCGTTGAGGGAATATGGACATCTTGAACTTTAGAGACATTGTGGATGGTCGATCAAATGTCTGTTTATTCCATGTCAGTTTTCCGTCTTTTAGTAAAGTTACCTTTGCGATAGTGTCTCGATAGTGTATTTCGAGAACACCACTACCAGGTGAAATCAACCCCGCATCAATGAGATCTTTTAATGTGGGCTTCATTTTGTTTTTGAATACTTATAGTGAAAAATCCAATGACTTAGGAATCAGAGAAACTCATTGTTACCCTTGGTTGGTCTCGCACATGTGACCACCTCTACCAAATGTGTTATTATTTACTTTAAAGTGCCAGTCACAATACCAGTATTTGCAATGTGGACATTGTTTCCGTTTATTACCCGAACTACACATATGTTTACTAAGACTTCCACATTCTTGCACCTTTGTAATTTTTGGTTCTTGCACCTTTGTAATTTCTGGTTCTTGCACCTTTGTAATTTTTGGTACTGGTTTAGGTAAACTATTCTGAGAACTGACACACAAACATATATCATTAACTGTATTCTGAATTGAATCCAATTTTTCAGAGATAGTATCTTCAATAAGTTTTTTGTTTACTTTCGAAGAATATTTCTCAAGAGCCTTGGATGAGGGTTGCTTAAATATGATTTTCTCATAGATACCAAAGTTTTTGCTACCATTTGTACGTGAGCTTAATACTTTTCCGTGTTCTTCCGTCCAACCATTTTCTAAATCGACAAAATTGTATTTTAACCTATAATATTTATAACCACTCATCACAGTAATTTTACCGGGTGGTCCATGGGGATCACAAAACCCCTCATCGGGTTCCGCCTTATCACCTGATTCCCATTTCGCACCAGCGTTTCCTCCACCACCGCCGGCACTTATCCCGACGCTTCCTTCTGTCATTACTTTTTCCTTGTACCACGTAACCTCATAACGTACTTCATAATCACTATCATTAAAAAAATAAATTTTAGTTGGGTAGGGGTCAGACGGAATAACACCACAATAGAATTTGATATATTCTGAATCTAACATACTTTAAGTGGGAAAATTATTTTATAGTCTTAATCTTTTCTTTGCATAGGATAAGAGATGTACCTCTACCTCATAGCTGCGATTTTCGTACTATTCCTGATGATGCAAAATAAATCTAGGGGTATGAACAAATCAATCGAGAAACTTGTTCGTCAGTCTGCTCGTTATGCTACAGCCGCGCAACAGGACAAGTCTCCAGTCGTGGCGATCCTCCATGCCAACTACGCGGCGGCATACTTGTACGCACTCAAGGATATTGCCACAGAGTCGCAGATCCATAACGCCACGGGTATAAATGTCAAGAAGTTCAAGGAGCATGTCATAAATGTCCAAGATTCTGTAACGAAAAAGACGACTGAAACGTGCCCAGATTTTGCAGGACAAGTTGATATTTACCTGGCTGAAATTGGAGGAGAAGCCTAAGTCGATGTCTAAAATATGAAAAACTAAGAAAAAAAAAATGGAAGTCATCCGTGATGAGATGTGGGAACGATGCCTCACTGATGCGGTCAAAATGTACCGATTCAGTGAACCAGATGAGAAATGTATCCAACTCGCAAATGCGACCTGGGTTATGAAGAAGAAGTACCTTGAGCACGAGAAGAAGAAAGATACTAGACAAATCATTGTCATTGACAAACCACCAGAAGTTGTCAATGAACAAAGGAAAGCGAAGAAGATTTGTTCTGCCATGACGATGACTGGAAAACATTGTAGTTTCAAGGCTGTATGTGGGGACTATTGTAAGAAACATAGTGTAAAGCATGCACAATTGGGAACTAAGGTTGATGTGAGCAAAATTAAAATCGATGATTAATAGAAAGATGATGTTAGACCAAGAGAGTCTCAGACCTGTAATAATAGCGATGGCACTTTACCTCACTATACTCACCCTCGTTCCTCGTATAGCTAAAAAGCCCACGAATATTCCAGTCATCGATGACATTGTGATGACGATTATCTCCCAAAAAGGATCAATGATGAGTGGCACCATTCTCATCGGTCTTATCGTCCTCGCCACCAATTACATTCAGGATGAACTCCCGTAAAACAGTCTCTCGACCCACTAACTTTTTTGTGTGCTCGTGATCCATATATCGCACACGATTATCATAGGCGTGTCTCATGAACTCCAAGAGTTGGTCAAAGTTCGGCTTACCCCAAGTCATACCCTTTTTGAACAGGAAATCATCCTGCTCCAACTCTTGAAGTCCACAGTCGATCGTATACGGCGTTTTTACATACTCAGGTGCTCCACCATAATCTGTGAGAATGACAGCCTTGTCTCGAAGTGCAGCTTCGACGGCACCCATACCAACACCTTCAGAGTGTGAGAAGTTTACGTAACAGTCACATCGTTCGTGAAGTTGGTCCATTTCTTCGTCACTAAGTATACCATTTATAACTTCAACCCTAGGAAATGGAATGTTTACATCCGTTTTAGCAGTCGCTTTTATGACAAGTCGTGTATTAGGTTCATTTAGACGCGCGAAAGCTTGTAGAACATCACGAAACTTTTTACGAGGATCTGTAATATTCCCAATATGGTAGAATGTGTATGGTTTTTCTCTAGGTTTTGGAATGTGTGCATGAAGGATATAGAATTCATTGTCAGGGAATTGTCGAGAGAACACCTTTTTGCAGAACTCACTCGGAACGGCGACCCGTTTAAACTCTTTCATTATGAGACCATAATCTTCATGGACAGTCTCAGTCTCACAAACGGTCATACAGGCGAGATTCTTCACTCGCGTTCTCGCATACTTGATATACTCCAGGTGAGGTTTAATCGGAAGTGTAAAAACGAGACCATGTTCACTCTCAGGGAGTTCACTTCCGAATATATGATACGTCGAGTCAGGTTGAAACAATCGGGTATATTTTTGAGCATGATGACCAATACCTGTATTTAGTGCAGGTCCGATCACAATCATTATGTTTAAAGATAATCTTTCTTTTATGTATAGTATAATGGAATCTCTTCGCAAAGAAATCGAACAGGAGATGAAGCGCACCCGTCTCGACAAAGCTCGTCTCTATGACCTTCTTCTCAAGATAATTGATAACTGTGGATCTAAAGCTCCCGCTCCAGTTGCCAAAGCCCCTGAAACCGCTCCAGTTGCCAAAGCCCCCGAAACCGCTCCAGTTGCCAAAGCCCCTGAAACCGCTCCAGTTGCCAAAGCCCCTGAAACCGCTCCAGTTGCCAAAGCCCCCGAAACCGCTCCCGTTGCCAAAGCCCCCGAAACCGCTCCCGTTGCCAAAGCTCCCCCTAAGACCACTACGGTGACCAAGAAGGTCCCCGTGAAGAAGAAGGTTGTTACCGCTTAGGTCGTCTAAATTAATATAAAGTTTTTACTCCTATTATAAATACATGTTGGCTATTACCCCATTACGTATTTATAACACAGGTGAAAAACATTGGCGTCAACACTCTTCCCATAGACCAAGGCGTCTTCCCATTATTGTGAAAGCAGCTTCTTATACGAAAAAAGATGAAGCTGAAAAACAAAAAGTGATTCCCCAAACGAAAGACGATGAGGTTGAAAAATTGAAGGTAGAACTCAAAAAATATAAGGAAGCTGAAATGAAGATTAAACGGCATGTGAAGTGGATGTTACGCTCCACACAATCGGCTCATAAGGATGCGACCGATGTCATCGAGATTATCAAAGATTTATACGGTGACGATGCTTATGAGTCCCCGTAGACCTTTTTACGTAGAACTTTTATTGACCCACCACATAAAACCACCTAACAATGATACCAAAATGGCTACTAAGAGACCAAATGAGAATTTTTTAGGATTTTCCTCTGGAGGTTTATCTGGTAACTTTTCAACATTATGGTTGAGTGTATCAATCTTTTTGAGAAGTTTCTCTAATGCTTGAAGAATTTGAAGTTCTCTATCCTTCGGCTTCTCTTTGACATTGACTGTGGTAATCTCGAGTATCATGTACCATTGCGAATCTGGGTGAAGTGATACATAGTCACCATCATCCTGTTGTTCAAAAATCTTAAAGTCTAACTTTTTTATAGAGATAGGGTTGAAATAGTTTTGTTTACGATGAAAACTTTTCCACTGTTTATCACGAAGTACTGTATGTGACAAATGACTGAAATGTCTTTCTAAAGGTACACGAGCAAATACCTGACCATGACGTTCATCGAGAATTTGAGCAACCTTCGGTACATCGGGGCAAACAATATCAACAAACTTAGCTATATTACTAGGATTAGAAGTTGGACTGGCTTCACCCACTTGTGTGATGTAAAAGTCAGCCATCTTTACACCGAGAACTCTACCCATATCTTCAACATGTGTATTTGATTTCAATGTAAGATCTAAGGAAAATGTATTATTTGTACCATTCACGAACCTGGAATCGACGATGATGTATTGAACCTTTTTAGGTATGTCGTCTAAGGACATTTCTAATGTTTACAAATATTATATTATGATCCCGGCTATTGCACGGAACACAATTATTTTCTCATGGTCCGTAACATGCATTGGGATTTGGGACTTCATTCGTCTTATGAAATCATATAAAAAGAAGGGTCCATAATTATGTAAAGATGCTTCTCAAAGCCATTTATAATACATTATTCGATATGGGTCCTTATTATATAGAATCAATGTATAATTGGGTGAAGATGGCTCTATGGAATGCTCCAACCCGTGTAATCTTAGATGTTCAACTTGAGCAAATGAGACTGGAACGAAACCTAAGTAAAAATTACAGTGATGAATAAAAGTAAAAATGAAAGAATACCACTTCCCAATTGTTACGGACGAATTCCGTATTGCATTTCTTCAGTCAACAGAACCTCTGTGTGCCGACGTACAACGCCTTATCTGGCACGAAGTACTTCACTGTACACAATCAATTGACCCCCCACCTACACCCAGGAAATGTCCGGCTTATTCCAGGCTGCCCTCAGCTTCTTTACCCCGAAATCTGATCAAGGATCTATAATTGAGGCTGTAAACGAATGTGGGGAGAAGCGGTACATCGAAATGGAAATTGAAAGAAATATTCACATGGAACGACAGAGAGATTTAGAAATTCTCCTTACGAAGTGTAAAAGGTTACTATCCTTCGTAGAAAGAACAGATGATCTACAGGTTTTTGAGAAGATGGCTCGTTTTGTTGTAAAGGTGAGACAGGCTAAGTACCGAGGTGATGATATTCGTGTCTTGTTTCAAGAGTTTGAAGAAATTGAAAAAAAAACAAAAAAAAATTCTAAGTCTTTCAACAACCTAAGTAACACGGCGATGATGATGGGTTAATGGATCTTTTTCATAAACTTATCGAGCTTGTTGATAAAAATTCAGATAAGATCCCGGAGGGGGATTACATCAATATGTGTGATACTATCAAACAATTGAGGGACAAAGTGAAACCACCATCATTCCTTCTCGACCAAAACATACCTCTCACATACGAACCAACCCATGATATTCTAAATGGACTCATTCCAGATGAACTACCATCTGACCCCGATACCGCTGCCCAACGAGACCGAGAACAACTTCATCAACATTGGAGAGAAGTTCATGAAGAGGTTATGTACCCAGGGTTGAATCAATTTTTAAACGAGTTACACGAAGAGTGGTCTGACCCGGTTGAACCTGGTTCCTATTACCCACCACCAAGACAGACAATGCATGATGATACTACGGTCGCTGAAGCTGTCATGATGGAAGTAGATTAAAGTTTGTAATTTAATATATCGTAGTAACATGGATTCTGGAACTACACACACTTATTATAGTGATTTATCAGATCTCTGTAAAGCAATGTTCGATTATAGCGCTGAAATCACCTGTCCAGATGGGTATGACCGTGTTCGGGAAATGGATGAATTATATAAATCATCCCTAAAGCCTGTGGGTTCGGATACAGTTTTCGAAACACCCCACATTGATGGTCCATATGGATTACTCCCGTACACATTACTTCGTTGTATTTACGTTATTCATGGGAATAGTAGTGTATGCACGGTGGTGAATGGAAGGGGTAGGGTATTAACAGATGGTGAACACCTAATGTTTGATTATAATCGCGATGTACACTACATTGATCGTCTAAAAGATGTTCATGATGAGATGGACAGAACTGTGTACAAGATTCATTATGTTAAAAAGCAGTTTGGATATAAAATGTTCGCTCGTCTAAACATTATATGGAATACATATGCTCGAAAGGCTTTTAATAAATCTAGGGTCCCAAAGACATTATATGAAAAATGTATATCTAAACTTATTAACAGTGGTACTCGTGTGTATTGTGCTTCATTTCCCTACATTCTCAAGATGGGAAAAGCTCTAACGTCGCGGTCTGAGACGTAAAGTGTTGAGGTCTCGCCATGCATCTCGGATAATACGAGGTGGTGCTGAAGGGTCGATTGTAGCTGGGGAGTGTGACAGTTCTTTTAATTTGAAATGTAATTTCTTGAGTTCATTTGATATCTTTATATACGCCCACTCATTCCTTGTTGGGAACATCTCATCATCGTCCATGATTTCCATGATCTTTCGTATGTGTTCCATACCTAAGTGGAGCATAGAATTTATATTTTTCAATAAAAAACAATCAAACAACATGGAAGACCTCCGAAGCCTTATGGCTTGCATTGACGACATCTCCAGTAAGATCCCTGATGGCATCTACCTGGAGATGGCCAATAAAATGAAACGCGTTCATGACCACATGAACGGTAACAAACCGTTCCACGAAGACACGTTCTACTACAGCGACGATGATTCAGAACTTGAAAGTGAGGAGGATGATGACAGTGATTACGAGGCTCCCTGGATTTTGACCGCTCAAGATCAACGACTTCGAGTGGAGGAGGAACGTATGCGAGATATCCGGAAGCTCAAAGATGAGATTGTTGGCTTGGTGAAGCAGATGCACACTGAGTACAAGAATCTGGAGAAGTTCGACAAAGTGACGACGAGTACTTATGGTGGCATCAAGCGTATGACAGTACGACACAAGAGTGAAGCTATCAAGTTCTGGTGTGAAGTTCAGTTCGACTTTGGGGAGGTCCTTCCCAACGTTAAACTCCCTAAATGGGACACCGTCAACGAGGCAATTTTCGTTGGTTGTGTATCCAGTGTTGGTGCGACTGAGGATGGAGGATGGACTTGGAAAAACCTGATGGAATGGGGTCTTCGGACAATTGTCATGGAAATTGGAACCGAGGATGAGATTGAAAGAGCAAAGAGAGGTCTCATGTTCTATGATGAACTTTCACTCAAAACGCTCCAAAAACTCCATGCGTTTGAGAAAAAGATTTACGATGACTACAAGGAAGAGTGTCACATGAAATGGAACTCAAATGTGGAAGATGCCGAGAAGAAGGTCAGGGAGTCTGAGAAAAAGATGGATAGCTTAGAGTTGGTGTGTATAGAGAGAGAATATATATTGGGGGGTTATGGTATTGAGCGCGAGTGGCGTGATTACTGGAGCCTTGATAGGAAGGTGTTCACGACTGGTCGAACAATTCTTTAGATAAATAGCACCTAAGTTTGTAAGAATATATGTAATTATTAAGAAAATAATGGGATCCACCCGAAGCCACCCACTCCCTCCCGGTATTTTTGTCAAGATGCCTTCACCACCCCTCGCCCGAAGCGACCCACCCCCTGAATGGTACGCGAATGCAGAAACAATCACCACGTCTAATGCTTTTGACGAGTGGACCAATAAGGAACTTGACGATGAAATCAGTAGACTTCAGAAACGCGTCAAAGAACTTGAAAGTGAAAAGATAAAAAAACGTGTAGAACGTGCTCTGGTTTGGGATGATGATGATGATGATGATATCATGAACGACCCCGATGTATGTAAAATGGTCGAGAATGGAGAGCATATCTGTCACATGTTTGACGCACCTTGCCAAGCTTGTGAAGATGATGAGGAGGACGAGGAGGAGGAGGAATACAACGACGAAGTCAGGGTCATGACTGAAGAAGAAGTTCAAAATGATCCTGAAATGACTGCTCAAGTGAATAAAGTTGACGAGTTACGTGCCCATTTTTGTTAATCCTCACCAAGTAGGTCAATCTCTCTTTCATACGTTTGAGACATGAGTATAGTTTTTAGATCTCTTGTAAATGTTACATATTTTCTTGGTATATCTCCCCATAATCGTTCATTTGAAACAAATAACTCAACCATTCCATCCCTTAAGAGGGGTTCGAGGAGTGTCCAATTTGGTTCCTGATATTTAATCTTTGTACACCCTCTAGCAAACCTTCTAGCATAAATGTACCACGCCGCGATACTTTTGTATATATACGTGGGTCGCTTCCCTTGTTCAAGGCAATTTCGTAAAGATGGAACGATGAAGGTGTGAAACTTTGTGAACCCATCCATACAGATCCTATCCAGAACGTCAAGGTTAGTCGCATTCGAGAAGCGTTCTTGAACCTTTTCGATATATTCATACACATCAAAGGGTAGATCAATATCAAGGGATGGAATAATTTCTTCTGACTGAAGTTGTTTGAAATGTTCTCGATGTGACGGGTCACTCATGACTTGATCAAATGTTTTGTAACCTGAAAGTGCACCTATATACGCGAGGGAAGTATGTCCCCCATTGAGAATACGAATCTTTGTCTCTTCGTATGGTTCAATATTCTTCGTGATGACAACACCAACTTGTGTCAAGTCGGGAAATTCGGAAGCGAAATTATCTTCAATGACCCATTGTGTATATTCCTCTGTCTGTACAGCACTATGACCAAACCCTGGATAAATCTTTTCAACTTCTTGTCGAAGTGTATCTGTCGTTCGAGGTGTGATACGGTCAACCATACACGATGGAAACTTCACATTTTTTTTAATCCAACCCGCGAGTTCGTGTTGATTTGTCCGGTAGAGATACGCTAAGAATTGTGTTTCGAGAACGATTCCATTTTGTCGAATGTTGTCACAACATAGGATAGTGATAGGGTTTTTACGGTTTCTGAGACCACACGCCAAGTACTCAAATAGGGGTGATCCTGGTGCATACCCACTTTCCGTGACAGTTATGGTGATGAGATGAACACTCGGTAATGTGAGTAAATGTTTAGCGATTGTTCTATTCTTGGTCCAGTCGATATAATCGAGGTGTGACCTGACAAACTTATACTCCGTCGGCGTCTTAAGTATATATTTATCAATTTCACGGAATCCTTCATTCACAAGGTTGACAGCTACGATCCCCCAACGAAGATCTCCAGTCTTTTCCATATATTCATCAATGTACTTGGCCTGGTGCGCTCTATGAAAGTTTCCATAACCTATATGGACAATACCTGTATGACATTCAGACTTGTTATACATAATTATACAAAAGACATAAATCCATCCATAAATTGCATAGTTCGATACCCTGTGTAATACAAATGCATTTTCCATACACCATTTCTAGGTTTATTAGGTATTGACTCATTGATAGCAACTCTAATAAACGTCTTGTTAGAATTTGTGTTTTCAAAATCAAAATAGCCCGAAGGACCTGGGTCTTTTGGATTTAATGCAAAAGTGTAAGTGTATATATGTTGCTGTTTTGGCAGTGGTAGATTATTTTTCGAACATGTGTAAAATCTAAAATATTTGGGACCACTCTCTAAGGTTTTTATCACTTGTTCACCGTTGATATACATTTCAATATCTGTAACGTTATCATATTCCGAATATACATCATCCACTAATTGTCCCACGGGTAATGCCGATGAAAAATTAAACCTATTGTTGTAATTGGCAACTGGCGCCAGATTCGTTCCGGTACTTATAGAGTTTATTTCATCACCAAAACTTGTGTCTAATGGGTTGTCTTCTTTTTCGAAATCACTATTTCTTATAAACCAATGTAATGATTTTACTGGAATTTTAGGAACTAAATTAGCGACAATTTCAGATGTACCCGGTTTATTTTCATACACTGGATGTTTGTTCGTGAATTCCGTTGTTATCACTTGTGTTTCTTTTACAAAGTATAGACGTTCGATTTCTGTCAGTCTAATTTCGTCTGTTACAACATTGAAATAGTCAAGTTTTATATCACCATTGGTTGGTGTGAAGAATGTTTTTTTATGGAATTCAAAATCAAACTCTATTTTCTGTTTGTGAATTGCACATAAAGGGAAATATGGCTTTTCCGAAATACCCGCTTCAAAACGTCTACCGAAAAAAAAGTGTAATGGTATTGTTATTGGGACAGTTTGTTTATGTATTTCTTGAAATGCAAAATTAGTAGACCACAATCGATGAGACCATCCTCGATTGATATTTATCTCAGACATTTGTTCTTCATCTGCGTCTTGATATATATTATGGTAAATTATATTTGAATCTGAATCAATTTTTTCTACCATGATTTCATCAACATACATCGTGACACTCTTGATGAGATGGTAGCCTATCATCGGTGCATATCTATCTAATATACCTGGGGGGTTGTTAGGGAAGGCTGATAAAGGTATAGTTATGGCCATGTTTGAGAGTAGATCACCCATCGTTTTGGGATCATATTGAACCTTTACAGTTTTACCCCAAGGCCAATTTGCTTCATCATTCACATTTTGTATGGTCTTCACCCGTTGTTTCATGTAAAAGGGGGTATGTGGTTCATGTGAATTCTTAAAATTCGATTTTTCTAAATCTTTGGAAAGTAGGTGTGTGTCCTGCTTTCCAATAGCTTTCAGTGAAATCTCAGCAGCTTCGCTACCCATACTATATAGACACAAATTAGCTTTAAACTATATCAATCATAATCATTCATGTCTTCCCCAGTGAATTGGAAAGCAGTCCCACTATCAATGTCCCATGCTGACATGTTCAAACCGGTACCACCCGCGTAGCTCGAAACAGCCCCCACCGTTGTTTTAAATACTCCAATTGGGATAACACCCCCGACTGTATCGAATAAAGCATAAGTTGGGCCAACATGTGTCGAGGAACCAGTATCCTGAAAAGTATTATATGTTCGCGATAGCTGGGTACCTCCGAATAGAATAGAGTCAGATCCATCTTGTATATCACTCTGTGTTTGAGTAGTTCCTGAAAATGCGTAAGCTCTTACGCGTACAGAGTATGCATGTAGGGTAGTATGTCTCCATGTACTTGCACCAATTTGTACTGTATTTGTCGCCCTAACCATCTTTCCAGTCATAGAGATGACAATTTTCTGGTCATCAAAAGACGAAGGTACGTTTATGTAAGATGGACCAGTAGCCAGTTGTGAAACACCGTTATTAAACCTAAAAGCTAACCGACTTTGGTTACTACCCGGAGATTCTGCATAACACAAGAGATATCCAACATGCCCTATGAGTCCTCTCGAGTAGCTAGATCCATTTTGAGCTCTATGTGTAAATGTTGTGCGGACCACCATTGTTCCAATATTCCGAGGACCAGAATAATTTGTTGTAACTCCATTTGAAGCGTTAATCGATGAAGCTGCTATCGATTTTCGTAAAAATCCGGGAACTCTATATATAATTCTGGATGCAATATTACGGTTATTACATGTAGGTCTGTATTGACGGGTAACTTGTGTCACTGTAGCGGTACTACCATCTGGTTTTGTGAATACAAAACTGGAATTAGTTGAGTCAACGAACCTAACATTAGCCGTATTTTGATACCCCGAAGTATCAATTACAGGTTCAAACAAACTATATGCCTCATCGTTTGTATTCGTTGGTGTAAACGTGATAGCCTGAACGGAAACAGTTCGTGAACGGATTAATGATGATGTAGAACCCAGTATAATATTTGAGTTAATTGAAGTCCATGAAGCTGTATATGAACCAATGGTGTTTGTATTAACGTTAGTCGAAAAGGTTGGCGTTTCTGAAATATCAGTGTTGAGATTTTCGAATCCAGGGTCGGTATATGTAGCACATTCTAGTATAGTTTGGGTACCTCCAATTAATGTGAAAGAAGGTACTGTAGGATTTGCATAGACTTGTACAGGTCTTATAGCCGTACCTGTATTCTGAGCTGTATCAGTGGCTGAATACACGATATTATAAGTACCTACTGCATTACGGTTAAGGGGGTCATTTATCGAGAATGATACACTCGAGTCATAATTGTCGGTGACAATAACGGGTGGACTTGGTATTCCTAAAGACCCCGTGTAACCCGCTCTGATTTTAATATATGAAGGACCCTGTATCGTTAAAACTGGTGCAACAGCATCTCTTGTGACTGTGACGGTCCGTGTAGCGGTTCCCACATTCCCACCCACGTCTGTAGCTGAATATGTAACTACATACACACCTTGTATTATTGGATTTACAGCTGCGACTGATACAGCCGTTCCTCCACCAATTGGTGAACGTGTGATACTAATTGTTACTGTCTCACCCCCATTTGAAGTAGCTCCTTGTTCTGTATACGTTTGTGAAAAAGTCGGTGAAACAGTATCGTTATACACTAAAGCCACTGGATTATAACTTGGAACACCTAGAGTTATGATAGGTGCAGTAATATCCCTGACATATGTGATAAATCTACTAACGGTTCCTGCGTTGTTAGCAATGTCTAAGGCTGTATAAACAACTTCATACGTACCAGGACTTGTAGGATTAATACTAGTACTATTTATGGTTACCGTTTCCCCTCCATCGGAGGTAGCACCATATTCAACATATGGTTCACTATTTGTCGGTGAAACTGAATCGTTAAATACCAACGTCACATTGTTATAGTTGGGGTTGCTGAGAGTAAGAACTGGTGGTACAGTATCTTCTGTGACCGTGACGGTTCGTGTAGCAGTTCCTATATTACCAGCTGTATCTGTAGCCGAATATGTAACTACGTACACACCCGCTTCTACGGGGTCTACAGCTGCAACCGATGTAGGAGATTGACCCGGGGGTGTAAAAACGATGCTGATAGTTACAGTTTCCCCTGCATCGGCGGTAGCTCCGTGCTCTGTATACGTTTGTGAGAATGTTGGTGTAACTGTTGTATTAAATATTAGATTGATTGGATTTTCGTTGGGGTTGTTGAGAGTGACTACCGGGGCTGTAGTATCTTCTGTGACTGTGACGGTTCGTGTAGTGGTTCCTGTATTTCCACCCGTGTCTGTAGCTGAATATGTGACTGTGTACACACCCTCCACTACAGGGGAGACAGCTCCAACTGATACAGCTGTTCCTCCACCAATTGGTGTTCGAGTAATACTAATGGTTACTGTCTCACCTCCATCTGAAGTAGCTCCTTCCTCGGTATACGTTTGTGAGAATCCAGTCGATGTGTTAAATATCAGGTTTACGGGATTATAACTTGGAACGCCTAGAGTTACGATGGGGGATGCAATATCTCGTGTATATATGACTTCTCGTATAGTGGATCCTAAATTACCAGCGGTATCTGTAGCCGTATAAACAACATCATATGTACCTGCACTTGTTGGAACAATATTGCTACTATTGATGATTACTGTTTGCCCTCCATCGGCGGTAGCACCGAATTCAGTGTATGGTTCACTGTACGTCGGTGAAACTGAATCGTTAAATATTAGATTGACTGGATTTTCATTTGGATTGTTTAGAGTTATTACGGGAGGTGTGATATCTCTAGTAACCGTCACAATTCTTGTAGCGGTTCCTGTATTTCCACCATCATCTGTTGCTGAATATGTAACGGTATACGTTCCTTCTACAACTGGATTTACACTTGGTACGGATACTGGATTCCCACCACCTAGGGGTGTTCGAGTGATACTGATAGTCACCGATTCACCTGTATCAGCAGTAGCACCAAATTCTGTATACTGTTGTATAAATACTGGTGTGACGGTGTCATTGAATACTAAATTTATAGGATTAGAACCAGCACTATTCAGTGTTACAACTGGAGCAACTGTATCTACTACATTTATAGTTCTAGTAAAACCATTTGGATTTAAATTTCCGTGTTCGTTGACAATCGCATAGTTAAATTCGTACGTCCCGATAACATTAACGTTTAAATTGTTACTACTCGAGAACGTAAGGTCGGGTGAGAGTGAAATTCCTGGATCTACGAAAGGTTGATACCGTTCATGTGTAATGACATCATTCCCTATTAGAATTTCTTCTATGTTTGGTATAGGAAATTGCAGATCTCGAATCTCTTCTGATTTTCCGTTAGCAACCAAAGGATATAGTAATTGAGCCATACCATCTCCAATTTTCAATACATTGTAACTTTTTGCATATACAAAAAGGTCATGTTGATGTGTCCATCCAGTTTTAAAACCTTCAACTGATAACACCTGACTTTTTATAGTTGAAAAATTGAATTGACCTGTCGGCTTCGAACTTTCAGGACGGGTTGCGAAACTCCACAAGTATATACGCCGATTTAGAGAAGTATGTGTATGGAACTTCGCACTTGGGATAGCTCTCAAAAAATGCGACGGAAATTCACCGATACAATCTTCTGGTATGACCTCCTCATCATCTAAATTTAGTGATATACTTTTGATGGATTCCATAACTGGTTGTGGGTATTTAGTTGATGTGAATACATGATTTGTTTCTCTATTTCCATAATTTCTCACAAAACCATCAAAATCGGTCTGACCCTGAAAAAAACATAATTCAGATGTGTTTGTGTTCGAGTCTTCTAAGAGAGTGATTGCACGCTCATTATTTTTCTTCGTGATGACGAAAAACTCTTTAACCGGATTAGAGAAATTCAATTTGAATTGTTTTTTCTGCGATTTTTGGACATAGTCGTCGTCATAGTATTCACCCTCGTACTCTCGCCAATTGAACTTGTTAAGTTGTAACTGTGTGACGATTTGTAGCATAGGTGTATTTTTTATTTTGTTTTGTTCGGGTTTATCGAGATACACTAATTCCAATTTTAGTTTAGATGTATTCATATCGACATAAATGTCTTGATAACTTCTTGGTGTCTTTGTATCACGTGAAAAAAGTTGTATGTTGCCACATTCTGCATTAATCTGTGAAGTTGCAAATTCTGTTAATGGATCAAATGATGTATCTGGAAATGGTAGTTGTGTTTCAGGGTCCCAATCTGCTGTACTTGCAGAAACAGCGATATCATTACCGCTAGTTGTTACAGCAATGCTACTGGAAGCAAAAGCAGCCTGGGCACCATCACCAAGTTTTTGACCTAGGATTGATTTAAACTCAAAATATCCCAAATCGTTTAGTTGATATACTGAAACCCATCCACCAACCGTTCCAATAGGAGATTCATTTTCACCGAGAGTTGTATCAGAATCTGCTCCAACTATGAGGGTTTTATCGTCATCACTAAGGTCAAGTGATTTACCAAATTCCCACCGTTTCTGTATAGGATCATTCCACGATGTATATAACCCGTGGTTAAAATCCCGGCTACGCTTTAGTCTATCATTGTACGAAGGTAATTCTGGGTAGATGGTTTGGTGTAATTGGTATACACCTGCAACATCTTTTTTATATACGTGAATTCGACCAACATTCCAATCGACATTCTGAGATTTAATAAATCCAAATTGACGGATGGGTGGAACCCAATGTGGTTCTGATACGATTAACATTTGACTCGTTCTAGATATAGACATTTTCTGTCCAAAATTGTAATTATATGATGGTGTATCGGGTGGAGAAAGTGTTTGGACAATTGAAAAATCTTTGTCCCAATCACTTGTATATGCTTGATATGTGTTCCAGTCATCAAAATCCCATTCATATATTCTAACAGACCCTCTACTATTATTTGTTTGTGTATCTAAAACATAACTATAAGGTATTGTAATATTCCTAACATGTCCCCAAAACAAAGCAAAGTGTCCATTATCGGTCACCGCGGAACGACCATCTAGGAAAGATGCACTAAAATTTGTTGTTTCCCAATAGTCACTCATTTGTAGATCTGACACCGGATTTACAGGGGTACCCCGGATAACAGCATTCAAATTAATTCTTGAATTTGGCCATACAAGTTGAAAGCTATCTCCTATATTGTCAGTTCTAGTAAAATTACTTGAATTCGGAACAGTATAACCAGGTGTCAGTGGACCACCGTTTTTTTTATTCGGATACCAAGTATAAACTCTTAAATCAACTGGAAAATCGACACTACCTGTAGTAGCTACGATTGCTTTACCAGCTGATGATACACGTGTCATTTCACCAAAATTATACAGACCCTGGACCCCACGCAAATTTCGTGCCGGCTCGGGGAAAACTGATAGAGTGTTCCAGGAAACGTTTTGCCAAGGTTCATCTATTCCTTTTAAATTTTTATAACCTCCAGATTCAAAATAATCGTGCATTGGGAAATGTAATTCAAGAATCCCCTTTGAGATCACATCACTAGATTTTTTGTTAGAACTCTCTATCTGTTCTATCTCCTCTAGTCTAGATTTTCTAAGATTCGCATTAGAATTTACAAAAGAATCACTTGGATCCCATTCAGCGTTGTAACCCTGACCAACGGGAAAATGTATAAATGTTCGAACGAAACCAGCACCACCGTTTGCGTAAGAGTATACCGATGATTCTGGTTCTATGATTGTAACTGGAGATTGACCTTGAAGTAATACTGCTCGAACATCACCAAGTATAGCAAATCCCGCTATACTACCTACATTTTTCCAATTAAATGGCATCGCTAAATCATTTTGTTTTCCAATGTCTGAAAATGGTTTAGCACCCCCACCATATACATTTTCTAATTGATAATTGTAAACATTACTCAGTAAATTAGGTCCTGTTTTTTCAATCGAGAATGAACTAAATGTTGACGTCTCGGCGTATAGGGTATTTAAAGCTTCTAATACCTGGTTCGCTAAGTAGGGGTTTCTCAGGGTTGCACTTTTCGAGTATTCTTTATTACCATCAGTGATACGCATATTAATAGTACTATTCACAGAAAATGGAAACGACTGAAAGAAGACTTTGGTGATGTCAGAATACGTGAACATTTCAGGAATCCATTTAAACCCAGCATTTGAATTCAGTTCATATGTGTGAGCTCCATTATCTTTAAGAAAATCTATCATAGACCACGATGGATTAACGTATGTATCAGAATATGGGAAATAGTTTCTTACGGTAAATTTTGTATCATAGCGATGTATACCTAACCCTTTATCACCTGCACGGGCATCTCCTATCTCTGCACCAACATTATCGTACCATGATACATTGTTGTATTTGTAATAAGAGTATACAGTTCTCTCCCAACCTTTAATCATTTCCACATAGATTGTACTTTTATCTCGTATCCAGTTTTCATCATAATATGTAGGAAACGGAAAATTTGCAGATTCTTCGCCATATAAGTCTGATGTTTTAGAGAACACAACATCTTTCAAATCACGGAACTTTATTTCAATTTCAATTTCTTGTTTCGTTAAAGCACAAATGGGTAAAGCTAGTTCGGGTGTTTTACAAAAATAAAAAGGTATATCGATTTGAAAATCAAAGCTCTTTTGTGTATATTTCTGTGAAAATGATTTTTTACACCCATACCAACTAGAAAATGTCGTTTGTGGAATTATTCCAGTTAAATTTTCGACACTCTCTTGCTGTCTCGAATTGTTAAAGTACGTTTTCTCTATTGTGATATAATTCGAGTCCACACGTTCAATCACTGTGCCACCAATAATGAGGTCTGCGTATTCTATGACACCTACACCAGCCCCATCTTGATAATAAAGGTTCCATTGGTCTGGTATGTCATCGGCTTTTATTTTAAGTGTGACACTTTTGAGCAAGTCACCTATATTCTGTGGTATTTTGAACCTAATGGTTTTTCCAAACCCTATATTTTCTTTCTGTGTATCCAACTCTGAATAGTTAATAGAGAAGTTGGGACGTTTAGTTACCTGTTTATGAAAGAATGTTGTTTCCGGGTTTGAGGTTAGATACTTGTCATTTTCACCATATGTCACCAAATCTAACCTGGCTGCCATTATTATATTGACACATTAATATTTTAAGCCGCATAACCCATCATTAAACACGATGATATTATAGTTCACTGCATACAAACTAAGTGTAGATCTATATAGGTTATTCCATACCGAATATATAGAATTTGGATCTGGTGTTTTAAATTTAAACGTAAACTGTTGGTGAATAATACGACTCATATTTAGTTGCCCAGACGGTTCCCCATTCGATGCATCCATTCCAAGTGAATACACATAGAATAAACCATTTTTCACCTTGAATGTTTTAAACCAGCCCAATGTGGTTTTACTTCCACCACCTTGTCCGGGTAAATTACGAACCGCGTCGAGTGATAGGATATCATTCAGTGGAATAAACGTTTGATTATAGAATCTAGGATCTCTGTGCCATATAAGTTCTTCTTCAACTATATCACTTGGAGATTTGTATCGTTTCAGGAATTGTTCAGAAGATAACTCTAGATGTTCACCCGTGAATAGGGTCTCGTTATTAATTTTGAAATTTGCATAGTCTAGTTCTTCATTTATATTTCCTCTATTTGTTAAATTCTCCCAAGCATTGTGTTGAAGAAAAAACATAAACTCGCGTACAGGATTCTTCAATCCACACATAAACGTGTGTTCTTTGTCGATATCATTAGAATCTATATCTTTTACAACTTTCTGTGTTTGTGTTATGATATATTCCAAAGGTCTTGTCTTGAAAAAGTCTCTCTCGATATCCATGAGATGATGATAGTCGACATTCAATGAAATTTTTGCAATTTTTAGGTCTTCAGAATAATTTGTAGGCATATATTCATCTTGAAACACTATAGGGTCTTTCATCTTGACATGAACTTCTAAAGAATGTTTATACATGGCACACACCGGTATTGCTAAATGTGGATTTTTGTAAAAGTAGAAAGGTAAATCTAGGTAAAGGGGTATACTCGAAGAAAAGTGTGAATATATATTGTACGAATCCCTGTACAATATATTCAAGTCGTTTTTTTCATTTGATCGCAATTTACGGTACATCATGATATAGTCAGATGTTAGTCGGTCGATATGTTGCTTTCCTATGAAAAGGTCTACATAGTCTATAGTGGATTTTATGAATGAATCGTATACATTAGACGTTTTGTTTCTATCCACGAATATTTTCAATGTCATATTTGATATCATATCACCGGATGTTGTAGAAATGGGGGCTATTAATACATTTCCTCTTTCAGGAACGCCATTGAATGGCATCTCAAATACCTGTGTCGTGAATTTTGTATGTCTCTTGAAGCGATTCAGAAAATAAGACATTTGTGGATTACCTGTCAGGTATATGTCCTGTATACCAGTAACGACTATATCGAAACGCCCAGCCATCCTTATACATTGGAGAGTTTAATTTTTTAACCATTAATCATTATCCAGTAAGTTAATTAAACAAATCAATGTCAATAAGTTTAAGTATGGATGATTTGCTTCAGGCAATGCAAATAATTGACAAACACTCGACTAGTTTGCCTGAAGGGGAGTATCTTGAACTATGTAAACATCTGAAGAATGCGTATAACAAGAGGGCAGATCCTGTGTATTTCTTTGACTATGAAGACTTTCGAATCCACCCTATTGGTCCATCCGAAGAAACCTTTCATTATTTTCATGACTATTACTTCGACAAAGCTTTGAATGTGGACAGTGATTTCATTCAGGGGCAAATGACATATCTCCAAAAGGAACTGGTAGATGCACAACCGATCAAGCGTATTACCAAGAAGATTCGCGAAAAGGTTATTAAACATTACCACTACATGCACGGCCTTGGTAGTGATGAAGTTGAAATAGACTTTCCCGAAAATGATTTCCGTTCGATGTGCAGAGCATATATAGATGTTGAGAATGACTTCCGGTTCAAGTATCGTACATCTTTAGAGAAAAGACTTGATTGGCTCGAAGATTCCGACGATCGATTGGATACTATGTAAAAAAAATATTAATTAATAGTAGATGGTCGGCATTGTTCTATTGATGTTATGTTCATTACTATTAATAGTATTAGCTATCGGTGGATTTATATATTATCAATCTACCACAGAAACAGAAACAGAATCTATGTCTACCCCTGATACCCAGGAAGAGGAAGAGGAAGAGGAAGAGGAAGAGGAAGAGGAGGAGGAAGTTTCATCTGGTTCTGTAACAGCACAGGTTAACATTGCAGGTGGGAGCGATGAAAAAGATGAAGTCATTGAAGTCATTGAAGTCATTGAGAAGCCTCCTTCATTTGATAAGGAAATCGAACAACTGTTAGAGGAAAAGGAAAAAGTTAAAATAATCACGGCCGAAGCTCAACGTGAAGAGACTAAAAGAGTTGTTACAGCTGGTGAGAAGGCTGCAGCAGCAGAACAAACTGGAAGAGACTTATCCAAAATCAAGCGGAAGGCTGAGGCGGACAAGAAAGCAGTTGAAGAGGCAGCAGCTAAAGCTATAGCAGCGAAAGATGCCGCGGATAAGGCGGCGGCGGAGGCGGCAGAAGCGGTGAAGAACGCGAAGGATGAAGCCACCAGGATTAAAGCGGAGAAAGTCGCAGCTGCAGCAGCGGCTGCAGCAGCAGCTGAATTGTTAGCGTTTGCTAAAGCTAAAAAGAAAGCAGAGGAAGAGGCAGCAGCAGTCGCAGCTAAGGTCAAGGCTCTTCAAGTTAAATTGGCAGAAGAAGCAAGAGCAGCGGCTGAGGCTGCTAAGAAAGCTGATCTTGCTAAAATAGAAAAGGCAAAGAAGGCTGAAGAGGAAAGACAAAAACAACTTGAATTGGAGCGAAAGGCTAAAGAACTTGAAACTCTTAAGAAGGGTTGTAAGGATGTATCCTGGAATAACGTTGATCTTAAAAATATATTACCAAGAATAGCTTTCTCCAGTAAAAAAAGCTTTAATACAAACGGTCAGATTGTTCAAAAGGGTAATGTCAAGATTTCTTATGGTACCGACAAGAAAACGAGAGTAAATGTCTTGTCAATTACTGGTCGTGACAGGCGTGGTAGTCAAATTTCTGCGTGGAAAGAGAAAGCTAAATACGATGGATTAGTTCGAATGGATGGTGACATTCTTGGATACGATAAAATGGTGAAGAAACCAATGAGTAGACAAAGACGAGCTTGTAAGTATAATAAACGGGCGTGTGCATATGATAATGAGGGTTTCGAAGAGATTCACAGTTTCGACGACCCATTGCAAGAGCACGACTACATTCTGATGGTTCAAGACAGTTACGCCGGTATTATGCAGGGTGATACTGGAAAATTCTACAGTCTCGCCGATAAGAAAGTAATCGACAACCCTTACAGTACGGGTAGTTGTAAAGATCTTGGCTACAAGTAACCTAAGTAAACCTTGTAAAATGTGAAATATATGTTAAAATGGATAATCTTCGAAATCTCATGCAATCCCTGGATGACATTTCGAAGATTATCCCCGAGGGAACCTACTTGGAGATGTGTGACAACCTCAAGCAAGTGCACGACAACATACCCAAAAATAACGACCCACCTGTAAGGGACAATCGCCGTGTCCCCTTTCAAGTGGTTCAACCAGGTGAATTAGCTATTCATCGAATTGTGAATGATCCCGTCGATAGTGATAGTGATGATGAGGCTTGGCGTCCAGAGTGGTATGATGAGTGGTCACAGAACGAAGAGTGTCTTCGGCGACTCTTGGCTGACTTGAAGGTGGCTAAAGATATGATCAAAATTTCGAAACCTATTCAACGCATGACGAAGAAGGTCAGAGAAGCTGCTATGCGACACTTTACCGCATTTACCCCAATTTTCGATCTCAACATTTTTGAAGATATTGATTCAAGTGAAGCAACCTTTGAGAATTACGTCAGAATTACAGAGTGGGCTTATTTGTCCCGAGAGGACCGTAAGGAGCTCACGAGTAAGAAGTTTGAGAAGAAGATATACGAAGATTATAAGATGCTCGAAAATCATCGCATCGATACAAAAACGAACGAAGCGATGGAGTTGAAGAGGAACTTGGAGATTGAAATTGATGATTTTAGGGAACGGCAGAATTATCTGAGGGTGCATTACAACTTATAAGTTTGGGTGCACCACCACTTGTTTCCACCCGTGTATTCGAATATGAGATGTATCAGAGCGCCAGCGATCAGGTAGAGTATTGGGGTATCGACCTTGAGGTTAAGTTTACTCACCAACAGGATGAGTACAGCATTCATGATCCCGATAATCAATGCTTCCAGTATAACTATTTGTATAGGTCTAGACATTTAATATAATATAAGAAAATAATTAATTTTGTATAAGTGTAAATATAAGCCTAAGTAAAACTCAATAGATAAAAAATGTTAGAATACCTCGCCCTCATTGCGGAGAACGAACTCCTCTGAATTGAGAACGAAAAGTTCAAGGCTCTCCCTTGCCCCTACACCACCCAAAAGGGAACTCGTTGTAAGAATAATTTGACTTGCCGATTCCATGGAGTGTCCAGTGTGTTACGAAAGTGAGGCGCGATGTCATTTCACTTGTGGTCACAACCTTTGTCATGAATGTACGAAGACGTGGTACATGAAGGGAAAGTCGACGTGTCCGATGTGTAGGGCTTCTATGTGTTTTAAGGGGATTACAAAATTGAAGAAACGTTGGTATCGGGAGAAGCAGGAAGAGACTTACAAAAGTCTTGTGATACAGATGTTTGATGAACTTATGGAAGAGTATGGTGACATCATTCTCAAATGTTTAGAGGTTGTTCAGAATCGATATGAGTATACGATTTTGAAGCATCCAGACATTTCATGTGAGTTACTTGATTTAATACTACGCATGACATGGGTGGATATTGATTACATTATGAAAAGTCCTATAGAGAATATATATGAGCCGAAGACATTTACAAAGTATTTGTTAGTGAGTAAGTACAAACATTTTAATAAAAAACTTGGTTTTCGCACTTTTGAGCCATTGATGGCCAAATTTGTGTAGTTCCTTTTTATGTTAATTTAGGTTACCACCTTGTAATATAACGGTGGACAATATAGGTCTTTACCCAAATTAGCAGCACCTGGCATATCAGTTTTGTACATATTTGCGGCAGAGACTCTCCATACTTCAACATTTTCACCGTCAAAACCCTCGGGTTGTTTGTGTTGATCAAGTTCATAAGTAAATAAATCTCTGCAATTTACACCATTATCATTTGCCACCCAATGCTGGGCAATAGTCCTCTCCCGTATCCCATCGTCCCATTCGTCCTCGTACAAACTATATATATTTGGTGATGCATTCTTGGCTGTAAATCCGATAGTTTTTCCACATATTTTCGGGTACGGACTCTTCTTATTTCCCATACACCTCTTATATGTTCCTAGAGCTCCATATGTATTGATTAGAGTTTGTACACTTGAAGGTAATGTAGATTTACCCCTTTCTTCATATGGTGTGGTATCCACTGTAGGTGTAGGTGCTGCTGGTGCTGCTGGTTCTTGTGTTTGTGTTGATGTCACACCTGTAGGACACGCACTTGTGTTACATTCTTGACTTCTTGTTGTTGTACTAGGACAAGCTGTTCCACCATTTTGTGGCTGCCGTGTTGTTCTCCATGTTTGAGTTTTGACACCACCACCACATGGCTTACTACATGCACTCCATATATTCTTACCCCAACGAGCAACACCGATCTCGCGACCCCAACTACCTCTACAAGGGAGAACTTTATCCGCCTTGGCTTTGGCTTTGGCTTTAGCCGCGGTACTTCGTTTGACTCGCGCCTTGGCTAAAGCCGCGGCTCTCGCCGCGCTCGCCACCGGTTTCGCTGCCCTCGCCTCCACCTCCGCCAGCCTCGCCTCCAACTCCGCTTTCTCCGCTCTCGCCATTCTCGCCTCCATCATCGCGCTCGCCGACGGTTTCGCTCTCGCCGACGGTTTCGCTCTCGCCACTCTCGCCGCCTGTTTCACTACCGGTTTCGCTGTCGGTTTCACCACCGGTTTCGCCACTGGTTTCGCCACTGGTTTCACCGCTGGTTTCACCGCTGGTTTCACCGCTGGTGACTTCCGCGGTTTGGTTCCTTGTGTTTCGCGCTCCACAACCACTTCGTCTTTGTCTTCGTCTTTGTCTTTGTCTTTGTCTTTGTCTTTGTCTTTGTCTTTGTCTTTGTCTTTGTCTTTGTCTTTGTCTTTGTCTTTGTCTTTGTCTTTGTCTTTGTCTTTGTCTTTGTCTTTGTCTTTGTCTTTGTCTTCACCCGGTGATTGATTATTAACATAAGCACCTACAGAAAATGAGGCAGAGCATAAAACTAATAACATTAATGAAATTAATATAACTACTACGGCTGGTTTTACCATTATCTATAATATACAAACATTTTAATAAAAAACTTGGTTCTCACACTTTTGAGCCATTGATGGCCAGATTTGTGTGAACCTTTTATCGAGTATTTCACTGAAACCGTTATGAACTACATTTACGAATATTGTACCCTTCCCATAGTTCTCATTCTCGACGGCGTGATACATCCCCGCTGGTATAAAAAATTCATCTCCAGGTTTAGATGTTTTTACGATGTACACGACTTTCATAGACTTTAAAAGTTCTTCAAGTTTTTCGAATGCTAGTCCATTGACTTTTTGTATGAATTGCCTTTCTTCTTTGATATCACTATATACAAGACGAAAGAGTAACCATTTTTTTACACCATCTAACATTATGACTGTCTGATCATAAGTATCAAAGTGACATGAATGTCTCCAAGGATTTGTTTGAATGCGTAACATACAACGTTCAACATTTACTCTATTTTGTGTGATGGGTGACACAAATTTCATGAATTTAGACTCGGAGATGGATGCAGTTGTATCTGATATTTTGATGAGATATGAAACCTTTTGATCTTGATTGTTAAATACATCGGTGTATGATCGGAACGACTTTTCTATAGGATCTGTACTTTCTATTTCTGTGAGGGTAAAATCATAAATACCTATGACACCTGATAGATGACTAAACTGTTTCGAGAAGTTTTCCCAAGAATATTGTTCCATATCTTAATTTCTCAAAGGTTTTTGTCTTTATACGTAGCACACAACCTAAGTAAGCTTATCGATACCTCAATTTTCAAGACAAATGGAAGAAATACTTGCAGAACTCCGTGAACTCCGTCAGATTGTGCTGTCTTTACAGCCTACACCGACGGCAACTTGTCAAGGTGTTACTGGTAAGGGGACCCCATGTCGGAATAAGGCTGCTCCAGGGAGTGCGTATTGTAGAATGCACGGGGAGAGGGCTCCCAAGCCTGATAAGGTTAAGAGGGTGAAGAAGGTTCCAAAGCCGAAGAAGGTGCAACCTGAACATATGCATGGAATTGGGGAGTTTTGTATGTTGTGTGATACTCATGGGGATGTATTTGATGAAGGGTTACCTGATGCTATGTTTGAGGGTCCGGAGATTATTAATCTTATTATAGAGTAAAGATGGATGTTCGATATGAGGCATTGTTGCGTACGATTGGAGTATTTCTGAGTGTATATTTCACATTGGGTTGGGGTCAGGCGAGTAAGCCTGATTGGGATGCACCATTGATGATAGGTGCGATCACCTTAGCTGTGTTGAATAATTATATGAAATAAAGTATTTTACCCAGTATATGGAGAGTATAGACTTTATATCTAGCGAGGAGAGTAAAGTGATTGATGAAAGAAACCTGACTGATTTGAGATAAACGTCATAGTATACATAGTGGAAACACCTCTTTGTATATAATGAAGACATCTGGGATGCTTACCACAATAGGTTGGATCAGAAATGAA